GTTTGATTTATTATACTATTTATATAATTATCAATAATTACTTTTGATGTATTATTTAATTCATTACATGTATTTATAATAGGATATGCTACTTGATCTACTAATGATACAATTGAATTTGTTTCATATGAAAGTATAAAAAAATTAAAAAATAGAATTTCAAATCCTGCTATTAATAATAAGTGAAATGTAAATGAACATAATTTATTTATTATAATTTGACCATAATCTATTGTTGGTTTATTTTGTGGTGTTTCTACAGGTATATCAGAATTAATTGTATTTGTAGTATGTACTATAGGTATAGTGGATATATCATCTACAAGTGGTCTGGTTAATAAATTTGTCCTATAATAATCTATATCTATTATACTACCTTCTGAATAAGAAGGTGGTCTCCACTCCTTTAAATAAGAAGGTGGACGCTTCATACTTACTATTATTTTATCTAATTATAATTATTTATAATTAAATTAAGTTGTTTTGCGAAAAACATAAAATCGATTTAGTCTTGTCATTCCAAATGCCGCTTTATTTATCGATAAATTCATATCATAATACTTGGAAACATCTCCTAAAAATTTTTGTGTAGCTTTCGTTGCATCATATTGACTTGCATACAATATAAAATCTTTTGATGTAGCATATATATTTTGAAATGTCTCTGTTTCTATTAATTCTAATCCAGCCTTTTTCATTGTATTTATTAAATGTTCAGGTGTTACTAAATATTCAACTATTTCTGTTCCAATATCCATAAATGTACTATTGTATACTGCTATACCTAATCCATTTTTATTTACATCTTTTTGATTAATATCATACATTGCTTTTACTGTAAATAACAATTCTTTTTCTCCTGTTTCAGTTGTATAATATTCCTCTATTATATTTGATTTTCTTTCTTTGAATGTATTATTTACTATATCACCATCAAATAAACATGCTAAAAAATATCCATCTTTTTTTAATAGTTTGAAATTAGATATCACATTGGTAATTGTTTCATCATCTTTGAATAAATAATGAAAACTAAACATAGCTGTTAATACATCATATGTTCTTTCTGTAATTTTTTGTAATACTTTCTTATTATCTTCTGTCATATTTAATAATGTACTACTCTGTTTATTAATATCAAATATTGATATTCCAAAGTTAGCTTGTGCTATAAACGTAGGTGGAAAATTTGGTTGCGTTTTTCTTAAATTATTTAATCTACCTATTAAACTGTCACTTGCTGCTGAAAATAAATTGTTATAATCAGGATCAATACCTGTAATTGATTTACATCGACAATGATAATATTTATTAAAATCTCCTCCACGACCTATACCTATATCAAATACATCTAATCTTTTCGATGTTGTTGCTCTTTCATCTCTTGTAACTTCTTTCGTTTTACCTACATTCTCGTGACTTACTGTAATACCACAATAATTGTACATGTATATAGATTTAATATAATTGTGATATGCTCGTTGTTCTATTGCAAGATCAGTCTTCTTTTGATAATATGCATCTGATGCTCTATATTTGGCAATATCTTTTGCAGATAATTTACTTCTTAATACACTTACATGTTCCTGCATTAATATCGGATTACCTAAGATTACAAAATCACTAATATCAATAGGAAAGTTCATACTTTGCCATACACGATCTGCAATTACATCATTGTTACCATATTTTTGTTTGTATTTTTGTACCATTTCTGTTTTATCATAACGAGTTCGTAATGGTATCCACCGTTTCTTAGGATCGCGATTTTCTACTAAATCATATGTAAATTCTACTACTGTTTTATCTTGGATAATATTACCATCTATATCTCTAACACTACCATCTTTGATATATAAATGTGCAATGTTTAATTCTTGATCTTGTTTAAAAGGTACTGGAATTTCTATGTTGGTTTCTCTATTTTTTTTACCGACGTATAATTTTACAATTTGATATATTGTATTTTTTTCATCCATCGTATCATCAAATTCTTCATTTTTGTCAAGAATTGATGAATTATCAAATACTACTAATACTTCTTTGCTTTTAAAATCTCTCACAAATTCAATATATAAATCTATTGAATTCTTTTCTTTTGGTTTCCATTTTAATATCTGATACTGGATCTCTTTCAGATTTCTTGTGTATTTTTGACGCAATGGTGTAAAAATTAATCCATCTAAATGATACGGTAATTTGTATACATTCGTGTATTTATTCCACATTGCATTTGCATAAGCATATATTTCAGATTTATTACCACCTGTTGGAAATATAAAATACTTTAAAAAGATAACATACACATCATCATTCTTTACATACTTATTTAATAAGTCATTGTGTAAGTCCATATTCTTTTCATGATTTTTAATACTTGTTTCTAATGTAAATTGTTCTGGTTTTTCTATTTTAACCCATGGATAAGTTACATTTGTTAAATTTTCAATTACACTCTTCAATCGTAAATATCTTGTTTCTAAATTTGGTTCTATTCTCATATCTTGCCCTCTATCAAATAATATGTCAAATGCTAAAAATATTTGTTTGTTATTTAATTGAATTATTTCACCATCTAAAATTGTATTATTATAATTCTCAGAATTTTTAACATGTATCTTTCTTACAATTAAATTGTTATTTATTAAATAGATTTTATCTTTTACACAAAACAAAAAATGTCGTTCTCCATCTGCTTTATCCGTAACTGTATATTGATTTGGCAATGCATCTAAAAATGGTAATAACTCCAATGACATAGATTGCATTCCACATAAATCCTGATGGTTATTAATTTTATCATTGTATATTAACTTTTTATATTCATCTATTACCATTGTTTCTTCATCTTGAACAATAATAGTATCAGAACTTTGTAATGTACATAATACACTTTTTAATGAATTCATAATTTTTGTAAACACACTTCGTGCTTTTTCTGTAATTTTTTTTGTTACTAAAAATTCTAATTCTGCTTCATATTTAATTGGACTTGACATCAATAATGATAATTGTGTTGCTTGTTGTACTTGTGTTACGTCCAATTGAATTTTACCATATTCATTCTCATCTATTACTAATGATGCACGTTGTTTGTATCTGTACATCATATTATGACGATCTTCTTCTTTTAACTTGATATCATTGGGTGATAACTTTGTTTCCGATGCAATTTTACATCTATATTTAGAATGATCAATGACACCTTTTCTAATTTTATTCATAATTTCATAATTTCCAATACCACTTTTCGCTTCTTGCAATAATGCATCAAACACTCGTACATTCTTTTTCGTATGATGATTATTCAACACAGTTTGTATATTATCTTTACCAGTGACTGTAATACGATATGAATTATTACCTTCTTTCATATTTATATCTAAAGTTACATTTTTATGAATAGCTAATTTCTTATTTGAATGTTGATATCCTATATATTTTAATAATGTTATGAATTTAGACATGTTCATTTGCTTTTGATCAATAATAAATTCATATTCATCATTTGGTATTCCTTGAAAAAATAATTTTTCAATCTCTGGATTAATAAGTTCCATTTTATCTATATATTGTTATTTTTTTATTTATTAAATTAATATATTTCAATTATTTCCAAATTTATCTTCTAGATTCTAATTTGTCTTCTAGTTTATTTTCTAGTTTACTTTCTAATCTATTTTCAATAGTACTTGCATCGTAATTACCATTTTGATAATTTTCAAGTATGTATATATAATATCCAGATATAAATGGATTTACTTTTATTATTTTAGATACCTTTTGTAATAGTAATGAAACTAAATAAAAATAATTATCTTGTATATATACCATAAAATTATGAATATTTGTAAATTTATTTTTTTTATATAATTTATATAATATATCTGTATCTTCTATTTTTAATATTAAATCAGGTGATAATCGTTTTAATCTATCAAATGAATTTAAATTCATCTTATGAATTACATTCTCTATATTTTTAAAACGAGTTTTTTCCGTATTTTTAAAATAATTCCATATATCACTGTTATAGGTTGTTAAATCTGCTGAAAAATTCATTAATTCATCTTCATCATAATACTCTTCTATATCTATTTTAGGAATTATAATTTTATCTGAAATCATTTTATTTGTATACTTTTTATAAACTGGATGAATAATAACAGTACTTATTTGAAATAATGAAGATATATACGTAACTATTTTAATTAATTCTTCATCTTTTATTGTATTTGCTCCTGTATATTTATGTATATAATTTACACTTATTATATCACTTATTTCAATTAATAAATTAATTTCTTGTGTTTTCTCATCTTGTAATACTAAAAATATAATATCTTCTTTATTTTCTTGTTTATTTTCTTTGGTTTGTTTTAATAAAAAATAATATTTATAATATGCTGCTACTTTATCCAAGTAAAATACTTGAAACATATATTTGTCCCATTTAAAATAATGCATATCATTAATAATAGGTACACTTCTGTAAAATTCAATTACTTTTTCATTCGCGTCTGTACTTATAAGTGAAAAATTGGATGGTAATTCAAATATAGTAACTGATGTATCATAACTTTTTTTACTTGTCATTTCATCTAAACTTTCTATATATTCAAATTCATATTTTCGTTTAATGTTTTTTTGTGCATTAATATCAGGATGATAGTATTTGAAATCATCATCTATACTTATTAATTTTAATTTTCCGTGTGTTAATAAAATTTCTTGTTCATTTGTAAATAAGGAATATGTCTCTAAACTCAATCCAATACCTTCTTTATTTTTTGGTAATTTAATTTTTATTAATATATAACCAAATACATGATTTTTAGGTTCATAAAATGGATTTCTGGATGTACTTATAAAACTCTTTTCTGTATATATCCCATTAATTCGTACATCTTGTAAATAATCATCATTCGATACAAATCTATATACATATTGATCATTATTTGTATTTATAGATGGTGCTTTTTTTATTAATGAAAATAATTGTTTAATATTCTTATCTACATATATATCATGAATGGTATCTTGACGTATGTAATTATTATAATATAATGAACCATAAAATGTATAATAATATATAATATGTTGTGCATTATTTTTTTCAATATATACTTGATGTTTTAATAATATTTCACTAGTTATATCTATAGATGTTAATTTTACACATAAATTATCTAATTTTTCATTATCATAATATGTCAAATCAGGTTTAATTAATTTTAAATTTAATGCCATATTTATGATTTCAGCTCTAGTATAATATGGTGATAGTTGTAAATACGGTAAAAAGGTTAATTTTCTGCAATATGTTATATTTTTTCCAATTTGATTAGAATTTGTATATATAACTCGTAAATATGTATTAAATAATGTTGTAAAATCATAATTTTTTAAAAAATTAACATTTTTTTCTAATCTATTTTTTAATTTATGTATCTTTGTTTTTTGATACGCATTTTCTAAATAATTATATGTTTTTTCAGTAGGTAATCTATAATATTTTTCGACGACATACATGTAAACTTGATTTGCAGGTATTAAATATATATTTTGTGTTACTATATCAAATAATGGAATGTCTGTCTCTATATCTGAGATAATTTCTTTTATTTTTTCTAATTGGTATTTGGTATTATGTAATTTATTATATTCATTTATTTCAGATGAAGTTGGTAAAGTATATAAATTATAATATAGTTTATGTAATATATCTATTATATTTACTTTTTCAATAGTTGTATTTTTTAATAAAATATCTACCATTATAATTATAATTATATTATAATTATAATATAATTATTAACAATATATACATTAATATTATTTATTGTATTATTTATTGTATTATTTATTATATTATTTATTGTATTATAATTATTTGAAAATTATTAAATATACAAGTATTATCATAAATACTAAATGTTCTACTATACTATCAATTGTTGGTGTGAATGGTACTAATTTACGTAATTCATATACAAAATTAATATTTGATATATATTTGGATGATATATATATTGCAGCTATCAAATATACAAGTAGATATATTTTTTTTATTAAATCATTTGTAAAAAATATAAATAGAAATGCAGATAATTCATAAACCATTATAATATTTTCATCAAAATTACTTATAATTTTTGTTGCGGTTTCTTTTTCTCTTATTTCATCATAATATATCATTCTATATATACCTGCTGTGGTTAAAGCGAAAGCTGTAACTCCTTCAAAAAAATTATTTTTTATATTATCCATACTATAAATAAATATATTATTTTAATCAAAATATATTTATTATATATTTCTACCATTAACAGTTAATGTACCAAAAACTTTAACATTACCATACAAATTTATATTTCCAGTTTTATTGTTAGCTGTTACTATATTAATATCTGGATAACTATTCGCATAACTTCCAATTTTATATATACCATCATAAGCTACACCAATACCCTGAGTAGCATTCCAATGTAAAAAATTTACAGTATTAGCATCCATTCTAGCTTCTAAAGCTTGACATAAATTACTATATATTGTTAAACCAGAATAACTAGGGCTTGAACTTGTAGGATCGGATTTACCCATTGTTATAGCACCTAATGTATTTATTGTATTACATTTTAGACCTGCATTTACATTCACACCACCATTACCATTTCTAATTGCTAAATTACCTGTTCCATCACAACCTAAGAAAACCATATTATTATTATTTATACCTGCATCTGCATTAGCTATACCTTTTAATGTTATACCACCTGATGACAAATTTGGATATGTAGTTAACCATGAATAAGGTGTAGAATAATTAACTGTTAAAT